TATCTAGTAGGAGTGCCAGGATTCGAACCTGTTCCAACCGGGTATAAACCGATCTGGGCCAACCAAAGACCCCCCACTCCCATTATCCGTCAGTAGTCTGCTCCTTGACAATCAAGGTAACGCGAGACTTCTTGTTTGCAACATGTCCCGATTCAGTCTTGATGAGATAGTTGCTCTTCTGTCTGTCATCATCGTGTCCCAAACGATAGTTCACTTCCGTCAGAACATTTCCATTCAATACAGGACTAATATTGCTAACAAGAGCAGCAATCAGAGTCTCTGACATGGCTGCTGCGGTAGTCTCATCTGTGTTTAAAGGAATGTCAATGTGAAGTCGGAACATGTGTCTATTATATCCTATACGAGCAATCCGTCAAGAAAAATCAGCGAAATCTCGTTTTTTAAATTTATCAGACATGCGTTCACGAAAACTTTTAAATTCACCGGCATTTTCTTCTTCATCCGACTTTTCGGGAATGTTAATAATTCCGCGTTGAGCCGATTCATCCAAATCAAAAAGTTTCATTTTGCTACGATCAATACCAACCACAAATCTACGATTGGAGGCAGGATCAGCATATCTGTTCTTCAACTGCTTAATCATAATTTGACCAAGCCCCTGAAGTTCTTCGGTTGAAACTAATGCAAACATGAAGTCCGCAGTTTGTGGTAGACCGAACGATTCGCTGGTATCAGTTAGTTCTACATCAGTGCTAGAAAATCCTGAGCGATTGGTTTGAGTAGCCGTAAAGATCGGCACACCTGTCTCAACTGCAAGACCTCTCAACTCTTCTGCAATCGCCTTGATGAAAGTGTAAGAATTCACCGTGGCACTCTGCTTCATGCGAGATGACGCACAGATATTCAGGTAATCAATAAAGATGATTTCAGGAGTAAAGTTTCTCTTCAATCTCAGTTCATCAAGAAGATGCTTGAAGTGCATGACACTTGCCGTGGCGGTGGGATACTCTTTGATAATCAGTTTGCCTGTAGTCTGATCCATTATACGCTTCAATTTTCGGTCGTAGATATCCTTGGGCAAAGCCTTCAGATCATCTAAACTTGTATCCATGAGATTAGCATCAATTCGTTCTGCAATACGCTCTTCCGCCATTTCGCAGGTGATGTACAGAACATTCTTACCCTGCATAAGACAGTTAGCGGCATGATGGCACAAGAACAAACTCTTACCTACGCCCGTGCCCGCGAGACACACATTTAGAGTCTTGTAGGGAGTACCGTTGTTGGTAATCTTGTTCAGCAGATCAATATCAAAAGCAATACGCTTCTCTACGGTATGATAGAAGTCGTATCGCTTGTCTGCGTCTTCAATGAAATCGTGACCGATATGAGTATCAAAACTAACTGCAAGAGCAGTAGAAAGAATACTTGGAATAGCAGTCTTCGTTTTGTCTTTGGACTTTCCATCAATAATTTGAATGGATTCCATGATACCATTATAGAGTGCCTTTTCTTTGCAGAACTCTTCGGTATTGTCTAGCAACCATTGAGTTTCCAACTTGTCGTGAGTCTTGAATGATTTGATGATATCCTTAATTGTCTTGAATTCAGTTTCACTCAAGTTATCCCGCTTACTCAAATCAATAAGCAAACTCTCAACAGTTGGCTGCTTGTTGTACTTGGTGTAAAAAGTGCTGATACAATCATAGATGACTCGCTCATCCCGTTCTGTAAAGTATTCAGGCTTTAAAAACGGGAGAACCTTGCGACTATACTCTTCATCATGGAGTAAGGTTCGCAGAATGAGAATTTCTGTTCTGTCGCTAGTCATTAATGCTAATATACAGCCAAACGGCTGAAAGTCAAGAGAACTTCTTTACACAATCCAAAATAAAATCAGAGCATACTGCTCCAAAACCAGTATTGTTGTATGACTCTACCGATTCTTTAGAAAGCAATGGAATAATACACTTGGAGTTCATGGAATTTGTTAAATCGTGTGACCAAATCCAACCATTACTCACAAGTGTATACCGATCAGATTCATGGCAAAAATACCGAACAGGCTGCATTAAAGGTCTTTGAAAAATCCATTGGAGAGCGGCGTATTCCTTGACATGAACCCAAAGGCGTTCGCGGCGTTGCCAAAGCCACTCCTCGGTCACGGGATACTGAGCGTAATCGTGACCTAGATGGGGCTGCTCGTTCTTCATACGCAAATCTATCTCTACATCATAGCCTGCATCAATGGCTTCTTGAATGTAATCCAATGAGTTTTCACGCTCAGGAATAACTCCGTCAATGTTTCCTCTATGCGAAATATAAATCATTGCATTTCCTCAATTCTAACACTCTTATCTTCAATAAACAAATCGTAGTATGGTTTATCGCAACGCAGATCGTGGTACTTTGCTCCCCAATCATCCAACTGTTGTTTAGTTAGATCATACCAATCTATTCCGCTTCGGCTTCCTCGTGCAGTCCAATAGATGATAGTATTGCCCTGCTCGTAGAGAGTGTTTACCTTTTGAATGTTCTCAAGGATAGGCTTTGCTTTCTTATACTCTCGGGGATGATCGGGAGTATTGCAAATGGTTTCATCAATATCTACAAAGATGATTTTAGCCATGATACGCTTCCCAATACAGATAGCAATTGATTAGATCATCAACACTCTTTACCTGCTTGCCTTTAAGAATGGTTGCCCATGCTTCAAAGTTCTCTACTTCTTCAGGGGTTCCAAACACAGTAACAAACGGAGTGTCATAGTACCCAACCTTCAATCCATCTTGAATCAAAAGATTGTAAACCAAGGTGACATAGAATTCACCATTATATTGAATTCCTCGCTCCATAGCAAGATCAAAATACTTCTTGATATACGATCCCTTCTTGAAGTAGTAAACACCTGTAGAGGCGTGTTCATTCATGGGATTATCTGTATAACAAGCCTTCTCTTTAATTTCTGAAAAGTATGGGGTATTCGGGATATCCTTGACAAATGCCATTTTGGTGTTGGCTAGAGTATGAGGATGGAACCCGCTGTGTGTCAGAACACAACCATCCATATCATATTGTTTAACATGTTCTTTAAAGTATTCAATATCCCAAATGTAGGGATTATCGCAGTACGAAACAATCACTTCTTCGTCATCTTTAATCTCATCGTAAACTGCCTTAACAGTCCATACAGGGCCCAACTTGTGTTGAGGCATAGAAACAACCTTTGCATTAGGCTTCAATGAAAGAAGCACATCTCGCATATCGGTTGTGGCTAGGTGTATATCATTGCAGATGAAAACAAACTCGTTATCCTCACCTTCAAACATGTCTAGGATATACTGAATGATTCGTTTACCATTCACATGAATTAGAGGCTTGGGATCGGGATATCCCTTTTCAACAAACCTGTTTCCGGTTCCTGCCATCGGCACAATGATCTTCATTGTAATTCCTTTCTTACATCATTCCAGCAGCGGTTAGTATAGAGCATATTGATTTCTTTTGCAAATCAAAAGGAACAACTGGAGGTGGATGTGCATGGAAATCAATATAACCGCCGCTTGTCAGTTTATTTAAATCGCAACGATATCCTCTCATGTTTCTATCCCAATGAGGACGATCTATTCTTGTTGCAAACCAATATAGTTCGTATGTTCTGCCTTCAAATTTAACTTTTCCGTCTTGTATAGCCTTAAACAAAAGATCAGAACTGTAGTTCTCATCACTACACCAATACGGCAATTCTTCTTTAGCCAAAGGAACATGACCAATCTTTTGACGAACTTCTTCGTGCGAAAGATTATGCGCTCTTGCCCAACCGTATTTTTCTGTGTTCATTATACGATTAACTTGATCTACAAGCGATAGATTTGCAAGATCGTAAACCTTATCAAAAGTTTTACCCTTTGCTATATGATAATAGGCAACAAGATCGCATCCTTCGTTACCTGTGCAAAATCCTCCCTTTTTAATCCATCTATCCTGCTCTTCGTATGGAGCCATCAATGAATATCCGATATGAGAATAGTAATCGTCTGGAATATTTGCAATATCATCAACAAAATATTTGGTTTGTAGAGGGAACATATCAATATCACCAGTCATCCAAGTTGTCTCTGGCTCTTTTGCCATATGAATAAACTTGCTCCAAGTCATTTGGAGGGATTTGATAGCCGAGTCGGAATACGACATCTCTACCACTTCTCCATATTTGTCGGTAACATCAGTATTGCTGACTTTACCCCACAAGAGCAAAACAGGATCTATGCCAAACTTTGTTTTCCAAATCCTAGATTGAATATTCCAAAAAGGACTGTATTCTTCAGAAGAAACAAAAATCACTTTGTCAATTTTCATATTAATCCTTTAAATCATGGTTTTTCTAAATTTTTCAGAAGACATTCCATTCAATTTATTTACTTCTTTGTCGGTTAAAAAGTTCGGCGTTAAACAAGCACTTGTTATTAAGTGTAGTATGTAGTTGTTTGTGGAAAACATTTCGTTAGGAAAAACCGCAGCATCAGGAAAAAGAGGTAGATTAATTTTGGTGTCCTCAAAATCCAAAAAACTATCAACATGATTCGCCAACCAACGCTTACACCGATTGTTTATTTTTTCTGTTAATTCTATAGCTTCGTCGTGTGTATCTGTTCCAACAATTAGTCCGTGATTTTGCAACAACAGAATATTGTTACCAACTTCTTTTGGGGTAATCTTGTTTACTAGTTCGTAGCCAGGTGTAGTGTATTGCACGAAAGAATAAGGAATATCTTTCAACACTGTTTTTAATATTTCTTCTCCTTCTTGACTGCAAAGCAGAGCATTCAAGTGAACAGGATGTGTGTGTATCACTACTCGGTTTGGAATTGAGATATGAAATCCTGTTTCCATAGAAGGACGACCAGAACCAATCTTTTTACAATTTTCAATGTATAGATTGTAATGCTTCTCATCTGTGAATTTTGGTAGCACCTCTTTTCGCATATCACAAACACAAAAACCGTGATATAGATTGATGTCTTCCATCTTTGCACCAGATGCTTTAATAATCATCCCCCCTTCAGATTTCAAAGAAACATTACCTCCCTTACCTTGAACCAAAGAAGGATCTAATGCCAACCATTTGCAAACTTGTAAGAACTGATTTGTAGATTCATAAAACTGCTTTATCAATTCCATGAACTTTTCGCCTTTACCTGTAACACAAAAGTAAAGCAAACCTATAGAAAAGTGCAAATCTTTCGTAAACTTAATTACGATATCTGCATTTTGTTTTTGAGGTTTGATGAATTGCTCTTCATCAACCTCGCGTCGTTTAATTGTTTCTATAACTTCTGCTTTTGTATGACCGCGTTTCTTCGTGTCTCTCTTTATTTTCCATTCCACTTTCAAATCTTCATCTGTATCCACATAGATGTTTAGATCAGAAATACCCAAGGTAGGTTTGTGATATAAAGCATGAAGTCCTTCGTAAATTATATACGGCTTTGGCTCAATTGTTTTTGCAGGATCAAACTTTCCTGTATCGTGATTATAATGACATCTTTCTACAGGAATTCCTGCTTTCAACTGAACAAGATGTTTATAACCCAAATCTAAATCGTTTGCATCAGGATTTAAATGGGTGATCGTCTTCCAAACGGGATTCCCTCTTTCCCATTTGTGGATATCGTCACCACTTATACAAACACAATTCTTGGATCCAAGAACGCTTTCAATAATCTTGGAAATGGTTGTTTTGCCTACACCAGAACTTCCTGATATACAAAACACATTCATTAGATCATACCCGCTATTTCTAGAATACGCATCATTGCCTTTTCCTGATCCTGATACGGTCTATGACAATGCAAATCC